AAATGACAGCCCCACACGTCTCGATCTGGTACTACAAGCTAGACGACGTTAAAGAGGTTGCCGATCCTCGCATGTGGGTGAAGGCTCAGCCGAACATCGGCATTACCGTGTCGTACGATGCCTACCAGCGAGATGTTGACCGCGCAGAGCAGGTGCCATCCGCTCGAAACGATATTCTGGCTAAGCGATTTGGCATTCCTCTTGAGGGTTTTACGTACTTCTTCACATACGAAGAAACGCGTCCACACCCGCCGAAGAACTTCTGGAAGATGCCGTGCTCCATGGGCGCAGACCTGTCTAGAGGGGATGACTTCTGTTCATTCACATTCTTGTTTCCGCTACCTGGGGGCGGCTTCGGAATTAAGACACGATCGTATATCACCGAAGTAACGCTGGATCGCCTACACGCTGCGCTCCGTCTCAAGTACCAAGAGTTTCTAGACGAGGGCTCACTTGTGGTACTCCCTGGAACGATGCTAGAAGTGGACCGAGGGGTATACGACGATCTAGATCGTTTTATCGAACAAAACTCGTATGACGTTCGGTCGTTCGGCTACGATCCATACAATGCCAAAGAGTTTGTAGCCCGCTGGGAGATGGAGAATGGGCCATACGGTGTTGAGAAAGTTCCTCAGGGGGCGCGCACCGAGTCCGTCCCTCTAGGAGAACTTAAGACGTTCGCGTCTCGGCGAGAACTCCTATTTGATGAAGAGTTGATGTCTTTCTGTCTAGGCAATGCTATTACGATGGAGGACACCAACGGAAACCGGAAGTTGATGAAGAAGCGCGCCGAGGACAAGGTCGACGCTGTCGCAGCCCTGATGGACGCGTTCGTCGCATATAAACTACATCGAGATGCGTTTGAATAACGAAAGGAGGCGCTATGGTGGCATTTGGCGATAGACTTCGCCATGCGTGGAACGCCTTCCGCAAACCCGAGGGCCGAATTGACTACAGCTATGGTCGTTATAGTCGTAGTCCCATCAACCGCGCCTATATTAGTACTGAGCTGTCAATCCTGGCCGCGGTCAAAACACGTATTGCGATGGACTGTGCTGCGGTCAAGATCCATCACGTCAAAATGAATGGAAAAGGCCAAACTGACGAGATCGTTCACGATGGTCTGCACTCCTGTTTGAATGTTGAGGCTAATATTGACCAGAGCGCGCAGGCCCTCCGGCTCGATATCTTCCAGACGTTGCTTAATAAAGGCATATGTGCGATTGTTCCAGTAGACACCACACTCAACCCGTCAAAGTCGGCCTCATATGACATAAAGACCATACGTGTTGGTGAGATCCTTGAGTGGTTTCCTGAGCTTGTTCGGATTAAATTGTTCAACCAGGAACGCGGAGAGTTCGATGAGGTCGTCCTGCCAAAGAGGACTGTAGGGATTGTAGAGTCGCCGCTTTATCCAATTATGAATGCTCCGAACTCTACATTCCAGCGTCTTTCGCATAAGCTCTCTCTGCTAGATTCCGCTGATGAAGCTGCAGCCGCGAATAAGCTTGATCTGATCTTCCAACTACCTTATACTGTACGTTCGGAAGCTAGAAAACAGCAAGCCAAGCAAAGGCTCGGCGAAATTACTGATCAGCTTACGGGCTCCAAGTACGGTATCGCTTACGCGGACGCGACCGAGAAGATCACACAGCTCAACCGCCCAGTCGAGAATACGCTTCTGTCTCAGATCGAGTACTTGACGAAACGTCTGCATGCCGAACTCGGTGTGACCGAAGAAGTTCTGGCCGGAACGGCCAACGAGTCAACAATGATGAACTATCGTCAGCGGACCATCAAACCATTGGTTGAAGCCGTTGTCGAGGAGCTTCGCCGCAAGTTCTTGACAGCTACGGCTCGTGGTCTCGGTCACGAACTTTCCACATTCACGGAGCCGTTCTCGCTGGTGCCTGTGTCCGAACTGGCAGAACTAGGGGATAAACTTATCCGAAACCAGGTTGTTACTCCTAACGAGTTCCGTTCGGTCCTCGGACTACCGCCGGCGAATGATCCGGATGCGGACAAACTACGTAATCCGAATCTACCCGTCGAAGACACAGCGCCCACTCAGGACGCTGTCTAACGAAAGGTCAAAATGAAAGCAGACTTCTCGGGGTACGCAACCCGAGCTAATGTTCTGTGCTCTGACGGCCGAACTATTGCGCCAAATGCGTTTAAGCATCAGGACGGCGCCACGGTTCCGCTTGTCTGGGAGCACGGGGGTCGTAATCTTGAGAATATTCTCGGGCGAGCAATTCTCGAACATCGCGACGATGGAATGTACGCCACGTGTATGTTTAACGAGACGGCAACGGCTGCCACTGCTCGCGAGCTTGTCAAGCATGGCGACCTTAACTCGCTGTCAATCTATGCAAAAGATCTGAAGCAGCGGGGGGCTACCGTCATGCACGGCGAACTTGTTGAGGTTTCTCTAGTTCTTGTGGGAGCAAACCCGGAAGCACGGATTGATGAAGTATATCTTACTCACTCGGATGGATTGAGTGAGGAACTGGAAGGAGAAGCTCTGATGCAGTTTGGGTCCACGCTTCAGCATACAGACGGCGAGGAAAATGCTCCTGCCGAAGAGGACCGCAAGACTGTCGCTGACATCCTCGACGGTATGTCTGAGGAAGAGAAGAACGTCGTAGCCTGGCTTGTTGAACAGGCGGCCGCTGGAAAGCTGGACGACGAAGACGACAAGGCCGAAGAGGCACAGCACTCTACCGATAGCGCCGACACCATCAAACACTCTGACACGGAGGATACCGAGTTGACCCACAACGTTTTCCAGGGTAACGCTGCGTCGAACGAAATTCGCCACACCATGACCGGCGATCAGATCAACACCATGATCCGCGACGCCATCGAGACAGGCGGTAAGTTCAGCAACACCGTTATCAAGCACGCTGCTCAGTACGGCATCGAGAAGATCGAATATCTTTTCCCCGAGGCTACCGCTGTCTCCGACACTCCTGACTTCATCGCTAATCGGATGGAGTGGGTGGCTAACGTTCTCGGTAACGTGCGCCGTTTTCCCCACGGTAGGGTGAAGAGCCTGCACGCGGACATCACCGCCGACGAGGCCCGAGCGAAGGGCTACACCAAGGGTGCTAAGAAAATCGAAGAAGTCTTCAAGCTCCTGAAGCGCGAAACTTATCCGACTTGGATCTACAAGAAGCAGAAGTTTGACCGCCAGGACGTGATCGACTCGACCAACCTCAAGGTTATTGACTTCGTGAAGCAGGAAATGCGCATCATGCTCGACAAGGAGCTTGCTCGCGCCATCCTGATTGGTGACGGCCGCCAGTCTAGCTCCGGGGACGCGATCGACCCCGAGAAGCTTCGCCCGATTTGGACCGACGACGAACTGTACTGCCTCCACAAGACTGTGGAGAAGACGGTCGAGGGCGTCGAGCTTGTCGAGTCTGTGACTCGCGGCATGGTCGACTACCGGGGTAAGGGCGCGCCCACGCTCTTCGTCTCGCCCCAGACTATGGTCGATCTCCAGCTGGTCAAGGATAAGAACGGCGCGTACATGTACCCGACGGACGACATTCTCGCTCGTCGTATGCGCGTCGCCAACATCGTCGAGGTTCCGGAGTTCGATGGAGTGAAGCGTACCGTCGGCTCGACAGAAGTCGACCTGATCGGTATCGCTGTCAACCTGGGCGACTACACTCTCGGTAACGACAACGGCGGCGAAATTTCGTACTTTGACTTTTTCGATATCGACTTCAACCAGATGAAGTACCTGTATGAGATCTACATGAGTGGCGCCCTGACCACCCCGAAGTCGGCCGTCGTCTTCGAGCGCAAGAAGGCCTAACGGTCAAAATGGCACGCTTTGTTGGTATGCTTGGGTATGCCGACTATGTCGAAACCACTGACGGGGTATTCGAGGAGCAGATCGTTGAGAGAAAAGCCATCGGCGACGCAAACCGGATAGCCCGTCGGTGGGAGACAAGCGAAAACCTTAACGACGACCTAGTGGCGTCGCATGAGTTCAGCGTCATGATGGACGCATATTCATCTCAGAACTTCACCAATATTCGATACGTTGTGTGGGGCGGAAAGAGATGGCGTGTGAACTACGTCGAAGTGCGACACCCTAGGTTGACGCTTACGGTTGGGAAGGTATACAATGGTCCCACGCCAGCGTCTCCATGAGAGACTTAAAGCTGTCGCGGGCTCAGCGAAAGTGTACTATCAGCCACCCCCGGCTGTCCAACTTGAGTATCCGTGTATTGTATATTTTAAGGTTGACTACGACATCAACCACGCAGACGATACTCCATATGTTACGCACGGACAGTATCAGGTGGTGGTCATTTACCGAGAGCCCGACAGCCTGCTCCCCGAGAAGATTCTAAGCATTCCGTGGAGCGCTATGAACCGACATTACGCTGTGAACAACCTCTACCATGATGTGTTCACAATTTACAACTAACGAAAGGAACCCGCATGGCTAAAGATGCTCTGGTGTGGGATAAAGACGGCGAGCGCCTCTACAAGGGTGGCGTGGACCGCGGCGTTCTGTTCGTGATGGACGACACTGGACACTACGGAGAAGGTGTCGCCTGGAACGGCCTTACCAAGATCAGCCAGTCGCCCGAAGGCGCAGAAGCGACGGAGAAGTACGCGGATAACCGCGTGTATGCTGTTGTGATTTCTCCCGAGAAGTTCAAGGGCACTATTGAGGCGTTCCAGTCGCCGAAGGAGTTCGACGTCTGCGACGGCGAAGCTGAGATTGCTCCTGGCGTCGCGATTACCCAGCAGACTCGTCGCAAGTTCGCACTGTGCTGGAGGACAAAGATCGCTTCCGACGTCAAGGGTTATGACTTTGGCGAAGAGATCCACATTGCATACGGTTGTAAGGCTTCCCCGTCCAGCGCAGATAACGAGACGCTGAACGAGAGTCCCGAGCCCACTACTCTTTCTTGGGAGTTCTCCACCGAGCAGACCAACGTGAGTGGTAAGGCTCCGACCGCGCATGTTATCATCCGCTCTTCTCGCGTGGAAGAGGAGAAATTCAAGAAGATTCAGGAAGCTCTTTATGGCAAGGCGCCAACCTCTCAGGGTGGTAGCGACGGTGTTGCGCCTAAGCTTCTGACGCCAGACGAGATCAAGACTCTGGTCTCCTAATAAATGAAAGGCGACAAGCGAATGCTTGAGCTCAGCATCCCCGGTGGCGAAAGATACGATGAAGTCACTGAGACTTTCATCTCCGATGATTCCATCGAACTGCGACTCGAGCATTCGCTTGTTGCCGTCGCTGCGTGGGAGTCAAAATGGAAGACGCCCTTTCTCGGAGGCGACGAAAAGTCGCACGAAATGATCATAGACTACCTTCGTTGTATGGCTGAGGGGCGGGTCTCTGCAAAGGACCTGTTGCGTATGGGCACGAAAGAGGTGAAGCAGATTCAAGAATACCTCGACGATTCCCATACAGCTACGACATTTCGCGGAGGCGAAGAAGGTCGTACCAAACCTGTGACCTCTGAAGAGATTTATGGCTGGATGGTCGCGTACAGAATTCCTTTCGAGTGCCAGTATTGGAACCTTAATCGGTTGATGATGCTAATCCGCGTCTGCGGCTACCAACAGAACCCGAAGCGCAAGAAAGAGGCGCAATCCGAAACCTTGTCCCGTTACCGCTCTATAAATGAGAAGCGACGGGCTGAAACAGAGGAGCGGCTCCGTGCTCAGCATAACCAGCAGCGGTGACTTCAGCAAGACGCAGCAATTCCTGGCCAAGATCATACGGCCAGATGTTCGTTCCCGTCTCGAGACGTATGGGCGACAGGGTGTCCAGGCGCTCGCAGCCGCCACGCCCCAAGCCAGCGGAGCAACGGCGCAGTCGTGGGGCTACATGGTTGAGTATAAAAACGGTGTATGGGGCATTTCTTGGACTAACTCGCACTATAATAAAGGCGTGCCCATCGCTATCATCCTCGAATACGGACACGCAACAGGCACTGGCGGCTGGGTGCGCGGTAGGTCTTACATTCCGCGAACGATTAAACCCATCATGGATAAGATCGCCGACGACGTTTGGAAGGTGGTGACTTCGGCATGAGTAAGCAGCTCGACGAGCGCGTCGTATCGATGAAGTTTGACAATAAACAGTTCGAACAGGGCATCAAACAGACGCAAAGTTCGCTCAAAAATTTTAATAACGCGCTCAACTTTGACAAAGCGGTCGCCTCTATTGGCTCGATCACCAAAGCGGCCAAAGACGTCAAAATGGATGCAATCGGTGAGGCGACGGAGAAGGCTTCCGCCGGCTTCCGAGCATTTGAAGTTGCTGCTATAACCGCATTGGCTAACATCACTAGTCGTGTTGTTGACTCGGCACTTCAGTGGACGAAAAGTCTAGTACTTAACGCACCCACCGACGGCTTCCGAGAATACGAAACCCAGATTAACGCTGTCCAGACGATTCTTGCCAACACTCGTAAGGAGGGCGCCGGCATCGCCGACGTCAATAAGATCCTCGACGAGATGAATGTCTACGCGGATAAGACTATCTACAATTTCTCAGAGATGACGAGAAACGTAGGTACGTTCACCGCTGCAGGCGTTGGTCTGAAAGACTCGGCGCAGTCGATTAAAGGCATAGCAAACCTGGCTGCAGTCTCCGGAAGCAATAGCCAGCAGGCATCAACTGCGATGTATCAGCTGTCTCAAGCGATCGCGGCCGGTCGTGTTGGCCTTCAGGACTGGAACTCAGTCGTCAACGCCGGCATGGGCGGACAGGGCTTCCAGGACGCGCTAAAGCGAACAGCCCTAGCGTTTGGAGATCTTAACAAGAAGCAGCGAAACGCTCTCAACGGCGGTAAGAGTTTCCGAGACTCGCTTAAAGACGGTTGGCTCACGACGAAAGTGCTTACCGAAACTCTGCGTCAGTACGCTGGGGAAGTTGATGCCGCGACCCTTAAGTCGCAGGGCTTTTCTGACAGCCAGATCAAAGACATCCTCGAGATGGGCCAGGTCGCTCAGGACGCAGCAACAAAGGTTAAGTCGTTTACTCAGCTTCTGGAAACGCTCGGTGAAGCGCAAGGCTCGGGGTGGGCCCAGACTTGGCGCATCATCCTCGGCGATTTTGAAGAGGCAAAAGAGCTCTTCACGTGGTTGTCAGACACCCTAGGCGCCGTAATCAACGAATCCGCGACCGCCCGCAACCAGATGTGGCAGCAGTGGAAAGATCTCGGCGGTCGAACTGCGATAATTAACGCCCTCAAGAACGTCTTGACGGGCATCGGACGAATTCTTGGCCCAATTCGCGACGCCTGGCATGCGGTCTTTCCGCCAGCAATGGGCACAACGATGGCCGCTATCTCGCACGGTCTCGAACGAATCACACAAGGTCTAGTCCTGTCTGAACCCAGTGCCGAAAAGCTTAAGCGCATATTCCAGGGATTGTTCTCGGTACTGTCCTTGGGCGTCCAGGCAATTACGGCTGTAGCGAAAGGAATCGGCGCACTCCTCAATGATCTCGTGACATTGCTACCTCGAGGAAACGGCAGCATTCTCGAGTTTATCGCAGGTCTAGCCGACTGGGTTACAAATCTTGCCGCCGCATCAAAAGAGTCTGACTTCTTCCTCAAGAAAGTACAGGCATTTGGTGACTGGGTCAAATGGCTTATCGCAGTAGCTACGCCCTACATCATTCAAGCCGGTGAAGCTATCGGCCGTTTTGGAGTCGATGTTTGGCGCACGCTTGGTGACTTCGCAGCGTTGACACAGCGGAAACTAGAAGAACTCAAGGCGTTCCTGGTGCCTGCAGCTCAAGAAGCCGCCGAAGCTACTAATCAGGAGCTTGGTAAGATCGGCGCTGTCACAACTGCCGGATCGTTGGCCGCGTTCGAGAAGATTAAACAGTGGTTCGATGTTCTGGCGCAGTCCGCCGCCGGATTTGCCGAGAAAGTACGAAAAGCCTGGGAGGACGCCCATAGTGTCTTCCGCGACTTGAATAAGAAGTTTAAGAAGGAAGACGGTGTCAAATATGTAAACGAGGAGTATAACCAGTTTCTGGCAGGTACAAACCTAACCCTAGGCGCGGGTATCGGCGCGGCATTGTTTGTACTGGTGCAACGTCTATCGGGGATTGCCGGTAAGGTTAAGAAGAACCTCAAGAACACCGCCGAAATAATTGAGAAGTTTGGCAAAGTTGTCGATGCTGTCAAAAATCATCTCAAAGCCCTGACCGGCGAAGTCAAGGCTCGAACGCTGCTCACTATCGCTTTCGCGATAGGCGTTCTTGCTGTGTCTGTATGGGCACTGGCTAATGTCGATCCGGTAAAGCTGACCCAAGGTCTGATAGCTCTTACTGTCCTCCTTGGTGAAGTCGCGGGAATGCTATACCTCATTTCAAAGAGTGAGGGTCTGACCGGCGCTCAGTTCGCGAAGGTCGCCCTCGGACTCCTGATTATATCGGTCTCGGTTCTTCTCTTGACTAAAGCGCTAGAGAAGTTCTCAAAGATGGACCCATTTGCCCTAGCCTTTGGTCTTATAGCTCTCGGTTCGGTTCTGAAAAAGCTAGTAAGAACCGTCGAGACAATGCCCGCGAAAAAAGACCTCGCTGAGACATCACTTGGTCTTATCGGACTTGGCGTAGCATTAATTCTGGTCTCGAAATCCGTCGAGATCCTCGGCCAAATGCGCTGGCAAGATCTGGTTAAGGGTGTTGCTGGAATTGCAGCAGTACTTGCAGCGCTGGTTCTGTTCACGAAGACCGCAAACCTTGATAAGCTAGGAAACGGCGTCGGCAAACAAATGATTGCTATAGGCGTGGCGCTTCTTGCTATATCGTTGGCTGTTCAGCAAGTAGGAAAGCTCAAGGCAGAAGAAGCTCTGCAAGGCGTACTCGCAATCAGTGCCGTGTTGACGGCTATGGGCTTGTTCATGCGCCTCACTGGAAACTCCCAGTTCGATGCGTCTGGCGGCCTAGGGCTCGTGGCTATGGCTGTTGCCATGCAGCGGCTCGTAGACGTTATAGTCCAGTTCGGAACTATGGATCTAGGCGTCCTCACCCAAGGGCTTATATCCCTGCTCCTTGTGATGGCCGCTGTAACGACGGCCATGAAGTTCATGGACGAGACGGCGCTACCTGCCGGTGTGGGTTTGTTGGCCATGGCTGGAGCTCTTCTTCTGGTGACAAAGACCGTGGAAATGCTAGGCCGTATGGACCTCGGGGCCCTCGTCCAGGGGATTATCGGGATGGGCGTAGCATTGGCAAGTCTTGTTGGCGCCATGGCTCTACTGTCGAAGATTAAACCGAACCCTAAAGCGGCCGCATCGCTGCTGCTACTGAGTGTTGCAGTCGGTTCTCTGGTTCCAACCATTCTACTGCTAGGCGCCGCGGGACTTGGGCCTGTAGCTATTGGTGTTGGTGCGCTCGTGGTAGTCCTTGTAGCTCTTGCTGGCGCGTCTTTGCTGCTTGCAAAAGCTATTGCACCTATGCAGGCTCTGGCTCTCGCGCTTCTTACGTTCTCCGCCGCTGTCGCAGTGTTTGGTCTTGGCGTTTTGGCCCTTGGCGTTGGTCTGGCTACAATTGGCACAGCTGGTAGCGCTGGAATTCAAGTCCTCACTGCTGCGATTCAGTCGTTCCTGTCAATTCTACCATTTATGGGACAGAAGCTGGCCGAAACTATTGTGATCATGATCGCAATATTTGGCGAGAACATGCCCACGATAATGGCTGCGGTATCGTCCTTCATCGGCGGCATGATCCAGGTTTTCATTGATAACACACCACTACTCATACTGGCCGGGGTCACCCTAATCTTGTCCTTGTTGGATGCTCTCGTGGCTCTCGCGCCTGCGATAGTTGAGACCGGCATGGCATTGATCCTGAGTCTTCTTAAAGGCATCAGAGATCATATTTATGAGATCACGACAGTCGTCGGAGATATCATATCAGAGTTCCTTAGGGCTCTTGGCCAGTCGCTGCCTAAAATTATAGACGCCGGTGTCAAGATGATCATCGATTTCATTAACGGCCTGGCCTCTGCGATCGATGCGAACCATATGGCCCTTATAGAAGCGATGGGCCGACTCGGCAAGTCTATTATAAACGCCCTATGGGACGCTATAAAGGCCGCATTTAGTGGTATCCTCGGACTGCTTAAAGACATCGGCAAGGCGATTGTCCAAGGCATATGGGAAGGCATTAAGGCCGCCGGTAGATGGTTCAGAGACCAGGTCAATAGCTTCTTTGAGGGTATAATAAACGGCGTTAAGAGAGTGCTGGGTATCCATTCGCCTTCTCGAGTCTTTAAGCAAATCGGTCGGTTCTCTATGGAGGGCCTCGCGATCGGTATAGACGAGGGTGGTAGCACGGCCGTAGCTTCGTCCACAAAGGTTTCTCAAGAGCTTATCGACAGTGTTAACGAGGCGTTCAAAGGCATCGACCTTGAAGATCTAAATCTGGAGATCAATCCGGTAGTCTCGCCCGTGCTTGACCTAGCAAAAGCAAAAGCCGGAGCAGAACAGCTGAGCGGGCTGTTCAACTCGCAGCAAACCATCAGTGCCAACGTTGAAGCCGCTCGACCTCGCCAGTCTGAACCACAGGCGCAGGCACAGCCGCAAACCGTAAACCGCACAACCGAGATCAACTTCACGCAGAACAACACTTCGCCCGAGGCGTTGTCTGCCATGGACATCTACCGTAACACCCAGAATCAGTTGCGACAGATCCGCGAAGCTGCTCTCTCGTACTAATGTCAAAATGGAAGTACTTTATACCAGAACGGTAGCTTCCACCATCTTGGAGGGTGTATGCTTAGAGGTTTCACTGTTTTGAATCCCTCCGGGGAGTCTTATACGTTCGCTCTCGATCGCCCCGAAGAGATGGGCATCTTGATCAACGACATTACGGGCCTTGGCCCGCCTAAATCAAACCTTATACTTCAGTCCGTCTTCAATCAAGATGGCGCTCGCTACAACTCGGCACGCCTAGAGACACGCCAGATCACATTTGAACTACAGATGATCGGTGACGCGGTGCCAGGTTCTAGGCGACTAATCTATGCCGCGTTCCCAATTCAGCAGCCGGTAGTACTACTGTTGCACACCGATGTTCGGGACTACGAGGCCCGAGGTTATGTCGAGAGTGTCACTCCGAATATATTCTCTCAAAATGAATCGGTTCAGGTAGTTATACTATGCCCCCAGCCGTACCTCACACTTCCTGGTAACTGGGAGGCGGGAATCCCGTTTGAAACCCGCGCCGGAGGATTTCAGTTCCCGTTTAGTAATTCTGCAGGTAGAGCCGAACTCGAGTTCAACACCACAGAGCGAGTCTCAAGCCGGTCTATTGAATACACGGGCGAAGTACCATCGGGATTCATGATCAAGATGCCGATGGTAGGAAACCCGGGTCTTGTTTCTCTATACAACCATACGAGAGGCGAGCTCCTGCAGATAAACGTCGACCTTTATAGGCTCAATACCGGCAAAACGCCCGGTAGCGGGTACACTCTAGAGATCGATAGTCGACCAGATACGTTTGGCGCAGTCATACGGCAACCCGATGACTCGGTTTATCAAGCAACAGGTCTCGTTACCATTAACTCAAAATGGCCGAAGCTTCAACCCGGAGAGAACCTGCTGGAGGTATACACGTCGCTTTCTCGCACCGTCAATGTGTTTTCTTCAGTGACGGTCTACTACTCGACATATTTCATGGGGGTCTGAATGTACCTTGAAACTATTCCGGTGTATAACCACGGCTTGTCTCCTGTGGCAGCGATCAAGGGATGGTCTAGTGTTATCTGGACAGAGCGCTATCAGGAAATAGGCGAGTTCGAAATACGTATCCCGGAGCGAAATCCTAATCTCCTAACTTATCTCGACGAATACATGGATAAGTTTATTAAACTTCCATATTCCGAAGAGACCATGGTTATCGAGGAGATTGCATACGAGGGCGGTAGGGATCAATCGGCTGTTTATATCCGCGGGCGAGACGCTAAGTCCATCCTCCAACGACGAGTTCTTGTAGCGACACAGGTGATTCCGTACGGGGTGCCGACGAACGACATGCTTATCCAAATCTTCAATGAAGAT